GGCATGGCGTCGCGAGCCATCGAGCCGAGCGTCGAGTTCGGATGCGGCGTCTGCCAGCACCCGTTCATGAAGAACCCGGTCATGCGCTCGCCACCGAAGTGCATGTAGTCGCCGTTGTGGTGGTAATCGATGTCCTGAAGGACGATGTAGCCCTTCTGACTGTCGGGCACCCATCCACCCTGCGGGGTGTTCAGCCAGACCCAACGACAGTCCGAGAAGCGGACGTTGCAGGCGACCTGGAATCGCAGGCCGCTCGTGACCGAGTTGTGAATGGTCTCGATCATGTTGAAGCGCCAGCGCGCGTATCCGGCTTTCGGATACCCGATCTCGGCGTTCCAGTTGCCCTTTACGTCGAGGTTGGCAAGCCGGATGGCGCCGCCGATGCCGGCAGTGTCCTGCGAGATGAAGCCCGTCGTGGCTGTCGTCAGGTCAATCACCGGACGGTCGCCGGTGCCCCATGCATCGATCAGCGCGGCCCCGGCGAAGCGCGCCCACGCCTGCGAGAACGCCCCGGCGAGGTCGTTGTACGTGTCGCCCCGCTTCAGGCACAACCGCCACGGCGTCGTCTTGCTGAAGCTCGCGCTCGCCATGTAGGTGCGCGCGGCGTTCAGCGAAGTGAACTTCTGCTCCGCAGGCACCGATGCGGCATGAGGCGCCCCGGTGAAGTTGCCGTCCGCCGCGACCAGAAGCGTCCGCGCCGCGCTGAAATGGTCGGTCGGGTCCTGCACGGTGATGACGACGTCTTCCGAGGTGCCGAAAGACCCGTCGGGGTCGAACTTCTTCGCCCGGATCGTGTAGGTTCCCGGCGTCTCGTAGACGTGCGCCGCATAGACGCCGTCGGCCCGCGACTTGTCCATGTGGCTGGGGTCGGCGGGGCGCGGGTTGCGGAAGGTGCCCGTGTCGCCCGTCTCGAAGTAGCAAAGCGAATGCCGCATCGCGAGGTCGATCTGCGGGTCCGGCGTCAGCTCGGGCGACCCGAAGTTCTCCCTGCTTGCGCGCGGATAGTTCCCATCCGAGGTCATGGACATGAACACCGCATAGGGCGCGAAGGTGCCGACGGTATCCCGCACGACCTCGATCCCCACCGTAAGCTGCCCCGCAGGGAGGGCCGGCAAGATTGTGACGGGCAGGGATTGCAGGACGCCAGCCGTGTAGGTCGCCTTCAACTCCTGCCCGACGTCGCCCGCCTGAAGCGTGTAGCCGTCGCTGCGAGGCGTCGTGCCGATCAGCCAGGCGCGCGTTCCGCCCGCTGGCGCGTTGACGAGGGTCGTCGTCACCTGCGAACCGAGCACCATGCCCTGACGGATTGTCGTCTGGTCGATGGTGATCGATGACAGCGCAAGCGGCTGAACGGGGAAGTCGGCGGTGAGCTGGGAAATGCTCATGCTCAGGCCGCCTTGATCGCTGCGATGGCAACGGCCCAGTCGAAGCTGCCGTCGTTGCCGTCATAGGCCGCGCTCGCCGCATAGGCGGTCGCGGCGTCCCCGATGAAGAAGGCCACACCGGATCGGTGTTGCGTCGAAGCCTGCTGCACATCCGACGCTTCGTTCCCGGTCATGCTGCCGCCCCATGTGATGCCGGTGGCCTGGCCGGTGCGGCAGAGCGTGCCAGCCACGATGAGGTCGCCAATCGCTGCCGCCGCGCCGAGAGTGGCCTGATAGGGGCTGGAGGCCTGGTTGCCACCCGCAGCCGCGCCGATGCCGCCCGCCGCCGTCGCGCCCGTCGCGCGGATGACGTGGATCTGGCGGTCAAGGCTGGTCCCCGCGCTGACGCCGAACGTGATGTCGCTCGCGCCGCTGCTCGTGACGACCCAGATCGACACGCGCGCGGCCGAGGCGTTTGTGCCACCGCCCTCGGCGATCTTCGTGGCCGAGGTCACGGCGCTCCCGGTCAGGACGAGGGCCGTCGCACCGTTTGCGATGTCCGTTACGACGACGACGAAGGTGTCGGCGTCCGGGAAAACTCCCGCCGTGGTCTGCGTCGTCGATCCGCTGAGGTCGGTCGCCTGGTTGTAGTTGTTCAGGTAGACCGGCACGATGCCCGCCGCGGGGGCTTCGGCGACGCCGTCGGCAGGGGCGCTCAGGCGCGCGCCGGTGTACTCCCCGTTAACGACAACGACGACGTCGGGCAGTTCGCCATCAACGCCATGCACTTCGGTCCCTTCGGGAATCGTGACCTTGTTGCCCACCGTCGGCCACGTGAACGGCTTCGGGATCGTCAGAACGAATTCGACCATTGGCGCTATCCTGTGATGTTCATTTCGCCGTCACCGGTCTCGAAGACAGGCGTCGCGGGCTTGGGCGGGAAATCGACGATGCGCATGAACCCGTCGCCCGGCTCGAAGACGAGCGTCCCGGCGGCGACGCCAGTGTCGAACGCGATGCCGGTGTCGCTGACGACGTTGCTCAGCGGGCCGTCGACCGGGAAGGTGTAGCGCGCAGCGACGAACACATCGAAGGTCCCGGTCGCCGCGCCGACAAGCGGGATGGTCACGTTCGTCGCGCCGACGGTGGACTGCACCGTGCCGGTGATCTGCGCGCCGGTTCCGGCCGCCACCGTCTCCGCATCCGGGTCCGTGTCAGCGGGCGTGTCGATGTAGATGAAGACCTCGATAGGCTCGTCCAGCGGCTCGCCATCGGCAAAGGTCAGCGTCATCCTGCCCTGCCCGCCGCCGTTGTCGTCGATCTGGACCGACGCCAGCTCTGGCGCGAGCGGGGCGACCGCATCGACGACGGATGCCACCGCGGCATTGGACCACGGACCGAAAACGGCGTCGTTGAACGCGCGGACCTCGATCGCATAGGTCGCCTCGGCGAGGCCGGGGATCGTCCCGGAAAGCTGCGTCGCGGTCTCGCTTCCGTTCAGAGCCAGAGGCAGCGGCGCCCCGCCGTTCAGGCGATACTCGTAGCCGGTGATCGGCTGGCCATTGCCCGACGGAATGGTGAACTGCCAGTCGAGATCGCCGGGCGCGTCGCCGTCCGCTGCCTGAAGATCAGTGATGGCGGCCGGTACGACAGCGATGGTCACGGGCGCGGATTCGGACCAGCCGCTGAACTGCCCCGGGACATCGTTGAGGACATGCCGCGCCCGCGCCTCGGCGCGAAGCTGCTGCCCCTGCGTGCCGGTCGGCAGCGGCGTCGCGACAGGCGCCCCCGCGATGGTGAGGCGCGTTTCTATTTCGCGCTGCATCCCCGCAGGCGCCGCCGGAATGGCCTCGAACGTGGCGGCAATCACGGTCGGCGTTTGCCCGACGACAGCGCCGCCCGTGATGGCCGGGGCTGTGGCGACGACAGGCACCGGCAGCGCCTGCACGGTGGTCGCGCCGCCCGCCTCACTCGGAAACCGCGCGACGTTGCCATCGCTGTCAGTCACCGTGACGCGGATGGCAAGAAGCTGGCCGGCGGAAAGAACGGGCCCGTTGCCGACGAGGGCGGCGAAGGCAGCGCCGCCGATGGAGATCTCGCGCAGCGCCGAGACGATGGTCCCGGCGCTCGATGAGTAGCGCAGCGGATCGTCAGCATCATCTGCGAACGCATCGACCGCGGACTGCCCCGCCCACACCGTCCGCGCCACGATCGGATCGCCTTCGTTTTCGATCTGCGGGCCGACGGCGACGTAGGTCGCGCGCGCCTTCCACGGCCCGAAATCATTCGTCTCGGTCAGCCCGCGACCGGGGAACTTCATCGTGATCATGCGACAAAGTCCGTGACGTAGTCGATGACCTCGACGAGGTAGGGCTCAGTCACACGCTGCACGCCGCCCAGCCGCGCCCGCACGTCGAACCGCGCGAGGTTGTTGCCGGTCGTCGGCACCCATAGGTCCGTCTGCGTTGGCGTTGCCTCGATCCTGATCTGGCCCAGTGCGAGGTTGACCGGGACGATGGTCAGAGCCACGTCGCCGGCAACGCCCGGCACCCGGATTTCCGAGGTCAGCGTCCAGCCGGTCAGATCGACCGGCGATCCGTTTTCTTCGGTGATCTCGATCTCGACGATGAAGTTCGTCGATCGCACATGGCGAAGGGTCATGTCGCGGGGCTCCTGTCAGGCTTCGATCAGCATCGCGGCGCGGAAGAGGTTGTCGACGTCCTCGTCCGTCAGCTCGAGCGCCGCGGCTAGCGCGGCGATCGTCGGCGAGGTGCGCCGCCACTCGATGGCGTACTCCCAGGCAAGCTGCACCTCCGGCGTGGAGGCATCGACGGCGGCCTGCGCGGCGGTGAGAAGGCCCGCGCCGAGTAGCGCGGCCCGCGCCTGGAACGCGCTGCAGACCATGCTCGCGCGCTCAAGTGCCAGCGCCTCCGCAGGATCGGTCTCGTCGACCCACACTGCTGCCTCGCGGTCATAGACCCACGAGGGGCCTGGACGCCGCGCAACGGGCAGCGTTGCACCGGGAAACCGCGACAGCGGGACGGCCGTCGTGACCTCGAGGTATTCGTCGCCGGGAAGGAGGAAGTAGAGGTAGAGCGGTTCGACGGTCATCGTGTGAGCCCCGCGCGGGTGAGAGTGTTAGGCCCGCCGCTCACCTGCACCCAGCGCCAGCGCCAGTTGACAGGCAGCGGGAACCCGAAGGTCTGGCCGACGCCGGTCGATGTGACGAGGCGTTGCTGCGTCGTCCAGGTCACGCCGTCCGGCGACGTCTGAATGTCCACCGTGCCCGACACGCTGCTGATGTGGCCGGCGATCCACTGCGCCGCGCCGGAGGTGTTCTGCGTGGCGGTCGATGCGGGAATCGTCGTTGGTGTGATCTGGCCTTTGCCGACCGCGAAGCCGCTGGCGATGGCGTTGTCCCGCAGCCCCTGAATCAGCACCTGCGTCACCGGCGCGTCCTGCAGCGTCTCGGCGTCGGGAATGTCCCTGTAACTGCTCATCCGATCCTCGCTGATGGTGTTCCGTCGCCGAGAAGCCCGGCCGAATTGCCGATGTAGGCGTCGAAGCGCCCGCGCGCGCCGCCGTAGTTCGGCGTGCCGCCCGGCATGATCCGGAAGATCACGCCGTAAAGCGTCGTGTCCTCGGCCACCAATTCGACGAAGCCTTCGTCGGGTCGCTCGTCGGCGGCCGTGATGGTCCAGAAGCGCGGCAGCGGGTTGCCGTCGTCGTCCGCAATCCGGTGGTGCCTGATCTCGACCGTGTCGCCGACCCAGATCAGCCGGTCCTTTGTCGCCAGCCGGAAGCGCACGCGCCGCGGGATGTCGACATAGCGGTTCAGGATCTTCGTGGCCGTGTAGAGCGCGAGGCTTCGCGACGTGATCCAGCGGCTGAAGATGCGCAGGACCGACCGCTCGCCGTAAAGTTCGGGCGTCGCCGCCACCGGGTTCACCAGCGCAAGCGTCGTCTCGAAGTTCTGCGCCTTCTCTTCGTCTCCGGTGAAGTCGCGCATCCGGTATGCGAACCAGACTTCGCTGACGCGCTGCTCCGGCATCTCCTCGACCGTCAGCCCTGGCATGATGTGCGACTGCTCGGTAAGGACGGGCGGGTCGGCGTCAATGCCCCGGATTGCCCGGAAGCGGATCAGCGCGACCCGGTCGTCCCACCACATCATCGCGCCGATCTGCTGCAGGATCTCCGAGACCAGCTCGCCCACGGCCTTCGGTTCGGTCAGCACCGTCGTCAGGACATAGGCCGTCAGGTAGCGGTTGAACTCAGGCGTCCAGTTGTCGAGGTACTCCGCGGGAACCCCGGCCCACGTGACCAGAAGCTCCTGCAGCACGTCGATGGCGCGGACCTCGGTCCAGCGCAGGCACCGCTGTACCGCAGCCTCGGCCGAGTGTGTCGCCGCCGCCGTCCTGTCCGTGCCGCGCGTCACGCCGGTAAAGAGCACGCCCGCCGCGACCGCCGACCGGCCGCTATAGGTCATCAGCTCGTCGTCGATCCGCAGCGTGCCCGTGGCCGGGTAGTCCGAGATCGTCGCGGCGGTGACCGTGAACGACGTGTCGCCCGCGCCGATGTCGGTCAGCAGCTCGCCCGGCGAAGCTACCGGCGCCTGCGCCTTGCGCTCAAGAAGCCGCGTCAGCACGTCCTGCGCGACGACCTGGACGAGGCCCGCGTCGTCCGGCCATCCGATCTCCTGCAGGAAGTAGCGACGCCGGATCATTTGATCGACGTGCTGCCCCGCGAACCCGTCATACACATCGACCTCTATGTTCTGCCGGTAGCGGTTGCGGCTCAGCCACTTCAGCCAGAAGCTGCCTCGATCGGCCGCGCCGGGAAGCCGCTGCGCCCGGTACGGGTCGGTCAGCAGGTCTCCGTCGGGATGGTCGCGAAACGTGATCGTCACGCTCGCGCGCGTCCCGATCCCGCTCATGTCGGGGTTCGCCCCGCCCAGGTTCATCTGCGTCGGCACGGCGCTGACCGACAACAGGCTCGGCGTCACGACCGGCACGCCCGGAACGTCGATCTCCCCCGCCCGACCGCGCGAGAACCAGAGGTCGAGCGCCCCGCGCTGGAAGTTCAGCGGGTCCTTGCAGCTCGAGCGCGTGTTGTAGCACGGCACGCCGGTCGCCGTGCAGGGCGCGACGCCGAAGGTCCGCGTGCAGAACGGCTGCCGGATGCGGACGAGCTGCACCGGCTCATTCATACCCGACTCCCGTCACCGGGATCGTCGCCGAAAGGTAGGCATTGACGCCCATCGTCGAGGGGACTGGCGCGTCGTTCGTCTGGACGAAGCCGACCTCGTCGTGGGTCTCCGGACGCCAGGCGATGTAGTACGGCGCTCGCCGAAGCCCGGCCTGCAGGCGCGGCCAGTGCGTATCGACCCACGCTTTCGGCAGGTGCTCGAAGGTGAACTCGGACCGCAGCGCCACCCGCTGGATCGTGCGGCCGAGGTATTCTCCGGTCGCGCTTTCCTGGCTGCGCACCACGTCGTCGCGCGCGAGCCGCAAGGGCGACACGCCGCCGTAGTTCGCCCGCACCGGCATCTGCAGGGCGGTGCCGACCTTCACGTTCGACAGCCACGCCTCGCCCGCACCGAAGATCGCGATCTCGACGGCCGAGGCCGCGCGCGGCTGCCCCATGATCCAGATGGGCGAGTCGTCCGCCGGTGCGAAGGTGACCATGTCGATGAAGGCGTTCGTGGCGTCGTTGAGCCACTTCGCCGTGACGCTCGCGCCGGCGGACCCGAGATTGTGCCGACCGATGCAGATCGCGTCGAACGGCCGCGCCGCGCCGAAGCGCACGCGGTAGGTGGACGACGCGCGGACAACGGCGACCTTCCGCACTTCGACACCGGACACGCCGTCGCCCGCGTAGCTGAAAAGCCCCGCGGCATTGGCAAGTCGCACCTGAACAGCACGAACACCGGCCAGCGCCGAGATTGGCATCCGTAGCCGCCACCAGCCATCCTCGAGCGCCACCGCGCCGGCGCCTGCGAGGAGGTTCTGCTGGAACGTGATGGCGCCGGTCGCAAGGCTGAAGGTCGCGATGTGATCCGACGCGGCATCAGCCAGCGGCCCGCGGCACCAGAGCTGCACGATGAACCGGCCCGCGGCGCGGACCTCGGCCTCGACCATGTGGCTTCCCGTCGTCAGCGTGACGTTCTGTGTCGCGCGATGGACGCCGTTCGCCGTCGTTTCGATCAGCCGCCCGCCGAGGACCGTCGCGTTCGTCACGCTCCACGGCGCGACGCTCAGGTCGCGCGCAGACGCCACGAGGTTTGCCCAGGGCGACCAGCGAAGATGCGTCGTGTTCCCGAGCGGCCCGTCGGCCACGAACCCGGGCGCGGTCGAGGACGACTCGGCGGTCGTCGGCTGAAGCCAATTACCCGCGTGGAGAATACGCGCGTGCGTCAGCGGCTGGTCGCCGGGCGCAAGGGCGAAGCCGGTTTCCTTGTAAATGCCCATCAGCGGAAGACCCGCGCCCCGTCGCGCACGGCCTGATTCAAGACCGGCACGAGCTGCGGCTTGACCATTTCCCAGAAGGCCCGCTCGAAACTGGACGTGCCGCCGAACACAATCTCGGTGACAGGCTGCGGCTGCGCCACACGCGGGGCAGCGGCTGCACCGCCCGAGGCCCCGGCCGTCCCGCCAGCGACTGCCCCGCTGCCCGGGTTCGCGCTGCGGATCTGCGCAAGCTGCGCAGCGCCCGCAACCGCCACTTTCGCGGCCGCCGCAAGGTTCGCCGGGAACGGAAGCTTGAGCGCCTCGGTGATGCCCTGCGCCACGTTCACCGCAGCCTGCGCCAGCGCGATCTTCTTCGACCCGGCGAAGAGCTGCGAGGCAGCGCCGAGGATGCCGGTCACCATGCCGTCGGCCTCGCCCACGGCCTGACCGCTGATGTTGGCGATCGAGGATCGCACGGCATCTGTCGAGGCCGCGATGCCTTCGGCAAGGCCCTGCCCTATGAAGCCACCGATCTCGGCGAACACGCGCGAGGGCGACTCGATGCCCAGCGGCCCCCTGATCCACTCGGGAAGCTGCATTGCAAGCTCGACAATCCGAGCCTTCAGCTCCTCCCACTTCTCGTTGATGCCCTGCAGCAGGCCGTTGATGATGTTCGCGCCGATCTCCTTCATCTTGGCTGGGATGGCCTGAATGAAGGCAAGGAAGGCGTTGAAGCGTTCCGTCACGTAGTCGATGGCGGTGCCGACCGCCGCCTTGATGTCGTCGCCCCATGTGTACCACGCGGCAGCCAAGATGCCGGCCGCAGCAATCAGAAGCCCGATCGGCCCCGCCGCCGCCACAAGCCCGCCGATGGCGGTCGCGACGAGACCGACGCCGACAAGGATCGGGCCACCCACGCCCAGGACGCCGCCGATGATCAGGGCCGCGTCCTGCACCGGGCCGGGCAGACCGCCGAACCATTCGATCATGTCGGCGACCTTTTCCGCCACCTGCCCGAGCGCCGGGATCACCTTCTCGACCATCATCGGGATCAGCTTGTTGACAAACACCGGCAGCAGCTCGTTTGCGATCTTGATCTGCAGGCCCTGGAACCCGCGCATCAGATCGTCCATCCCGTCGTTGAAGGCTTCGGACGCGGCAAGCGCGTCACCGTCCATCACCACGCCCAGCTCGTGCGCGCGCTGGCGCAGGCTCGTCATCGCGTCCTCGGCCCCGGCAAGCTGCCCGCCAAGCTTCGCGCCCGTCCGCCCGAGAAGGTCGTTCGCGATGGCCGCCGCGATCGCCGGGTCCTGCGCGTCCGACAGCGTCGAGATCAGCCGGTCCATCGCCATCTCGGTCGTCACCGCCCCGGACGCGATCTGGTCTTGCGTGATGCCGATCGCCGCGAAGGCGTCGATAGCCGTCTGCGAACCTTGCGCCGCCTCGCCGAGCGTGCGGTTGAGGCGCTGCAGGCCCTTGGTCAGCTCTTCCTGCGTGAGGTCGGTGACCTGCCCCATCGCATAGGCAAGCTCCTGGAAGTACTCACCCGAGACGCCGGCCGACCGCGCGGCCTTGGCGGCCTCGTCGCCGGCCGTCGCCACGTTGTTGGCAAGGAGGAAGGCCGAGCCCGCCGCAGCCGCAATGCCGGCGGAAACGACCGACAGCTTCGCGCCGAGGTCCTTCGTCGCGTTGCCGAAGTTCTGCATGCCCCGGCCGAGCCGCTGGGTCGCGCGCTCCATTCCGCCAAGCGCGGCCTCGGCCTTCTTGCCCTCGCGGACAAGCGGGCCGATGTCGGCCGTGACATCAATGGCGACTTCGCCGACGACATTGCTCATCTACCAGAACTTCCCCGGTGCGTCGTTTCCATTGAACAGTTCCTGAATGCCCTTGCGGTCCTGCGCCGTCAGGCTGCTGCGCTTCGCGTTGCTGCCGTCGAGGGTTTCGACGAGCCACCAGAAGTGGCGCGGCGGCATGGCCCAGAACTCGGACGGCGCAAGCCCGAGCCGGGTGACAGCGATCTGGTACGCCGTCTTTACGAAGCGGAAGTCTCCCCCGGCGCGTCACCGGAGGTCTCGGTCGGCGCACCCTGGAACAGCACGCTGATCAGTTGCCCGACGGCCGTGACCGCGAACACCTCTTCGACCTCGCCGGCCTCCGCACCCTGCGCCGCCGCGATGCGCTGGATCGAGGCGTCGATTTCGCGCTTGACCTCTGCGTCGGAGACCTTGCACCCCGCGAAGCGCAGGAGCGCGCCCATCGCCATCGCGATCCGGAAGAACTTCGGCCGCGTGCCGTAGCTCTGCAACTCGGCCAGCGTCACGACTTCCTCAAGCGCCGCGCCGGCCTCGAACGCGCGCGACTCGGGGATCCGGTACTCGCGCCCGTCCCACTTCAGGACGATGTCCGGCATCAGTCGAGCGTCCAGGTGATCGGGCCAGAGGACTGCAGCGACATGCTGTAGGTGCCGGCGTCGTCGTGCGGCGCCTGGATCTCGTAGCTCGAGAAGTGGAACTGCCCGGACGCCGTGCCGATGCCCTCAAGCTCAAGCTCATAGGTCCCGAGAAGCGCGTTCGTCGCGCCGAGCGCCTGACCCACCAGCCCCGCACCGTCGACGAGGCCCTCGGCCGAGATGTCGACCGACCGCACCGAGGCGTCGTTCAGCAGCGTGCGCCAGCCGTCGGACCCTTTGTCGGTCACGTCGATGGCTTCGTTGTTGATCGCGATGGTCGCGTTGCGACCGCCCGCGACAAGGGTCCGGCCGACGCCGGTGCCCGAATAGACCTTGATCTTCCGACCGGCAACCTTTGCCATGGTGCTCTCCTTCAGTCCGCCTGGATAAGGCCGCGATATTCGCAGACCCCGTGAAACGACCCGTCCGAAACCCGGGTCACGTCGCTCAGCTCGCGCCGAAGCAGCGTCAGTGAATAGCCCGCGATCGACAGCGTGCCGTGATGCAGCGCGCCGTACATCTGGCCCTGAATGTCCTTGGCCTGCTTCATCGACCCCGACCGGCTGCGCGTGTGGATGCGCGCCACGAAGTCGAAGCCGTTGACGCCCTTGTCGTCCCAGGGCGCAAAGACGATCTCGCCGATGGAGACGTTCGGATAGTCCGCCGCACCACCGCTGTCGGCGATCTGCCGCGGGCTGTCGTAAACCGTCAGGCCCAGCCCGCTCAGCGCCGTGTAAAGCGCCTGCTGCACCGCGAACTCGGCCGACATCACGCGCGGCCCTTGTTCTTCCGCGCCAGCCGCGCGACGAGCTTGGCGGTGAACACCTCGAGGTAGCGCTGCGCGATCTCGCCCTTGGCCTTCTGCAGCGCCTTCAGGAAGAAGGCGTGCTCGACGTTGTCCGGCCCCTGCCCGTATTCAAGGAAGCGCCAGTAGAACGACCCGCCGCCCTTGTTAGCGACGACCTCGGCCTTCACCATATCCCTCGTCCCGCGCGCGCGCTTGTGGCCGATGCCCTTGCGGACATCGCCCTGGTCGGCCGGCGCGTAGGTCTTCGCGTCGGCCGCGATGCCCTTGGCGAGGTCGGCCGTCGTCGCGCGCATGAGGTTCCTCGCCTCGTTCGGCGCGATCTCCCGCAGCACGCGGTTGACGTCGGCGATGCCGGTGATGCGGACCTGGTTCATTCCGCCACCCCGCGCTCGGCGTCGATCCACATCGTCAGCCTTTCGGGACCGTACCGGCGGATCGCGCGGATGTTGTAGTGCTCGCCCTGCCAGAGGATCGCGTCCAGCTCGGTCAGATCCGTGCGCGCGTAGATCTCGAACGTCGTCATCTGCGAGGCGGTCATGCGATCCTCGGTGATGCCTTCCCGCGCGCCCTTGAACGTGACCGCCGCCCAGACCTGCGCGCCGTTCGGCACGTCGCCCCAGACATGCGTGAAGCCGCCCGCGCCGTCCAGCGTCTCCGTCTTGCGACGAAGCCGCACAAGCTGGGTCATGTCGCCCGCGCCCATCAGACGACGCGCCACCGGATCGCGTCGATGATCGCCTGCGCCGACAGCGGCACCTCGGACATCGCGTCGCCCACGGCCTCGCGGTTGCGATACCAGTGCGCGACGAGCAGCTTGATCGCCACCAGCGCGGCGGCGTTGACGGCCCCCGCCGTCGCATGGCCGGCGGTGAACGTGATCCGCACCGCGTTCGTGCCTTCCGCGACTGGCCAGCTTTCCACCGGCACGATCCATCCGGGGTTCGCCACGTCGTCGACGGTGTATTCGGTCGCGGGCAGCGTCACGTAAGCCCCACCGGCGTTCGCGTACTCGATGCCGGTCACCGCGATCAGCGGCCCGGTCGGCAGCTGGATCGGACCCGACGGAAAAGTGTCATAGGCCAAAAGCCAGGTCTGCGCGCCGAGGCACCAGCCGAGCAGGCCGCCCGGCCCGTCGAGATGCGCGACAGCCGCCGCCGTAAGCTGCGCGATCAGCGCGTCTTCCGCCGAATGCGTCACGCGTAGATGCGCCTTCATGTCGGCCAGCGGCACCAGCTCGAGGGTCGGCGCGGTCACTCGCTTCAGGCTCAAGCGCGTCTCCTGTGGCTGGGCGGCCCGGGGCGGCGCATCTGCGCCACCGACGGCCGAACGAATTGCGGTGCGCGGTCGCGCTGCGACTCGGGCGCGACGGGACGAAGGTCTGCTGCGGTCGCCATCCCGCCGCGCGACGCGCCGGCCCGGCGCAGCTCGCCGGTCACGACACCGAAGAGCACGATCACGTCGGCACCGAATTCCCGCGCGGCAAGGACGCCCGCGGCCGTCGAGGTCGCGACCGTGCCGGTGGCGGCGAAGATGTCGCTGCCGACTTCCTGCCCGGCCAGCGCGCCGCGGACGCGCACACCGCCCGTGAAGGCGACGACATCGGCGCCGCCTTCCTGCGCGGCGAGCGCCCCACGGACGGCTACGCGGCCGGCGACCGACGCGGCATCCGCGCCCGTCTCCTGCGCGGTCAGCCCACCGGCAACACGAACACGCCCTACGATGGCGGCCGTATCGGTTCCCGCCTCCTGCGTCGCCAGGTTGCCAGCGACGGCAACGCGGCCCGTCAGCGCCGCGACGTCGCTGCCGCTTTCCTCTGCGGCGAGCGTTCCGGTGACGGTGTCGTTTGCCGGCGCTCCGAAGAACTCGTCGCAAAGCAGATCCCCGGCCGGGGACGGATCCCACAGCCTAGCCCCACCCGAAACGCTGCGCGGGAACTCCCGAAAGAACTGCACGCGCCGTCAGCCGTGAATGATTTTGGCCTGCCCGCGCACCGTCCCGGTGGTGGTGGTCGATGCGGACTGGATCAGGAAGAGACAGGACGAGTTGAGGATCTCAGCCATGTTCAACTGCTGGAAGTCGAAAAGCGCCGCGAAGTTTGCCTGGATCAGCGGCAGCGTTACCCGGTTGCGGGTCGCGGTGAAGCCGAAGTTGCCCGCGGCGCCCGTCGTCGCCGACAGCGTCACGGTGTTGATGTCGCGAATGAACTTGCCCGAATCCGCCGCCGGGATGAACCCGTTGAGCGGCACAAGAAACGACGCGCGCCGCGTCGCGGCCAGCGAGATCGCCGACAGGTTCCCCGACGAGCCGTCGTCGTACGTGACGTTCACGGTCATGGTGACGGCGGTGCCGCCGGTGTCGGTGTACCACTCCGCCCACCACGACACGTCCGAGAAATTCGCGTCGCCCTTCCGCGCGTCGAGGTTGTCCTGCGCGAGGTTTGCGAACAGATCGAGGTCGACGGTCTGCGCCGTGGTGACCGTGCCGCTCAGCCCGCCCATGTGCATCAGCCGATCGTGGATCTCGATGGTCACGGCGCCGTTGGAGCACGCCACCGCCGCCCAGCCGAGGTAAGACGTCGCGGGCGCAGTCTGCTGCGCAAACTGGATCGCGCCGGTCAGCGCGTTCGTGCAGCGCGCAGCGGCAGCCGGGATGGCGCCCTGCCCAGGCTGACCTGTCGCACGCCACAGCGAATGAAGCTGGTTCGCGGTAAGGTTTACGATCGACGCCTTGTCGATCAGGACCCGCGAGGCATTGTTGCCAAGCGCGTCGACCAGCTGGTCGATGGTCGCGATCGTCATGTTACGCCGCGTGCTGGATCGTGGCGGCGGTCAGCGTGAGCTGCTGCCCGGCCGTGATGTTGACGCTGTCGAGGATCACGTCCGCGCCCGAAAGCCCGACCGTCAGCCCGGTGATCAGCGCTGTGCCGCCCGCGTTGCGGATCCGCGCCGCCGCCGCCGTGCCGCTGGCGATCGCCGCGACCGTGTCGGCGTCGAGCACGATCGTCCACACGTCGCCGCTTACCGTACCGCCCGCCGTCGCAAGGCCGAACTCGGCGAGAACGACCGCCATGCCGGCCGTGCCGATCTGCAGCGTGCCGTTCGCGACCTGGTCGCGCGTGGCCGTGAGGCGGGCCGTCTTGACGGCCGTGGCGTAGATCGGGGGCATCAGTCGGCCTTCTTGTTTTCAGGGGCGGCGCGAAGCGCCTTCTTCGCGGGCTTTTCCGCGTCGAGCGCGCCGACTTCGCGCGCGGCGTCTTCTAGGTCCGGCGGGCATTCCTCACCCGCGGCGTACTCGCGCGGGTAGATCTCGGGATGCGCAGCACCGAAGATCGGTTTTTTTAGGATCGCCATGACAGTCTCCCATCGGCTTAGGAAAGGGGGCGGCGCACCGCCCCCTCAGGAAACCGACAGATCACGAGGCCGCGATCTTCAGCAGCTTGATCGCCTGCGTGTTCCGCAGCCGGCCGCCGACCCGCTTGCGGATATACCACTGCACGAAACCGGGCAGCGTGATGTCGTCGCGCGTGACGCGCGTGCCGACGCGATCCACGATCAGGTAGCCCTCGCGGAAGTCGCCGAACGCAAGCGGGAAGGTGCCGGCGCCGACGGCGGGCATGTCTTCCGCTTCTGTGATCGGATAGCCGAGGAAGGTCTCGGACTGGCCCATCGAGAGAGCGGGTTGCCAGAGGTACTGGCCGGTGCCCGAACCTTCGCGGTACTTGCGAAGCGCGGAAAGAACCGCCTTCGACGTCAGCCAGCGCGCGTTGGTCCGGTAGCGGGCGCGCAGCGCATAGACCAAGTCGTAGAACACGTCCGGCGTGGTCGGCATGGCAGCAGCCTGCGCCGAGGCGACGTACTGCAGCGTCCCGAAGGCGCGCGAGGCGTCCGCGGTCGTCACGGGGGTCGGACCCGACAGGATGCCGGTCGGGCGGTTCGTGCCGTTGCCGGCCACGAATGCCGCGCCTTCCGCTGCGGCGTGGGCTTCCGCCACGCTCGTCGCGAGCCAGCCCTCGACGTCGAAGAAGAGGTCGTCGAGCGACTCTTCCGTGGCGCGCGGGCGGGCAGAAAGCGTGCCCATCGTCGGCGTGATCTCGGCGAGGTCCGGCGTGTTGGTCTGCGACCGCGTGCCGTTCTCCGCGACCCACTCGGCAGCGGCGCCGCCGACGTCGAAGAGTTCTTTGTAGTCCGACGTCGAGATCGTCCGCACGGTCGCGATCTGGCGGATCGGCGAGATGTCGACCGTCAGGCGCGCGATGGCGCGTTCGATTTCTTCCGGCAGCGCGAAGCCGCCCGCCGAGCCGGTCGAAGTGATGACCTGCGCCGCACGGGTTTCGAGTGCCGCGCCCGCCGCCTTCAGGTTCATCTGCGCCTGCGGGTCGCCCGGCGAGCGCATCCAGTTGACGAAGGCCGACTTGTACTCGGCATCGGCCTTCGACACGGGCTTTCCGTGACCGTCCATCGCGCCTGGACGGGCCGCGCGGGTTTCGACCGCTTCGAGCCGCTTCTTGACCTCCGACAGCTCGTCGAGCGCGCCGTCGATCTTCGTCAGCTTGGCTTCGGTGACGGGGTCAGCAGCGCCCTTCTTGGCGATCTGCTCAAGACGCTCGTCGTTCGCCTTCTTGTATTCGTCGAAGGCCGAGCCGATCTTGTCGATCGTTTCGGCGATCTTGGCGGTGTCGGGCGCCTCGCGGACCTCGTAAGAGCCGGTCAGAAGGCGCGCCTGGAAAGCCGCGAAGTGCGCGGCCATCAGATGCAGTTTCTTCATGGTGATGTTCCTCAATGGGAGATGATGTTCAGCAGCCGGTCGGCCGCTGCCTTCAGCTCGGCGGTCGATTGCGCGGCCTCGCGCCGCTCCTCTCCCATCCGCATGACGCGCGACACGAACGCCGTCGCGTCGGACCTCGGGAACCCGGCCTCGCGCAGGGTCCGTTCGGCATCCTTCGGCGCCACGATGTCATCGATCGCGCACTTGACGCTGTCGACCATCGCCTTGCCGTTCGCAGGGAAGGTCACCAGTGACACTTCCCACAGATCGACCTTCGTCAGCGTCCGCGTGTCGCTTTCACGGTCGTATTTCCACTCTTTCGACACGAAACCGATCGACAGTCCGCGCAGCGCGCCCTTTTTCAGGAGCGCGTGCGCCGCCTTGCCGCGTTCGGTCTCCATGACGATCTGGCCCTTGACGCGCAGGCCCTTCTCGTCCTCGACCATCTCGGTCCAGATGCCGATTGGCTCGGCGGCGTCGTGCTGCCAGAGCATCGCGGGCATGGTCCCAGCGGCCTTGTGCGCGGCAAGCGTGTCCATGAACGCGCCGGACGCGACGATGTCAGCATAGGCGTCGCGCTCATTGAAGACCGACCCGTAGCCTTCGATCATGCCGTCTTCGCCCGTCGCCTTCAGATCGAATGCGAACGCGCGGACTTCCGTCCGCCGCGGCGCTTCACGCCGTTCCAGCTTCGGTGTCGTCATCGTCGTCGCCCTCCTCGGGGTCCTCTGTCGTCTGCGGGGCCGTTGCTGCGGGACCGCCGTTCATGTTCATCGGCGTAAGCGGATCATCGAGGCCCGGACGCGGGTCCTTGCCCTCTTCGTCGCGCAGCTCGTTTCGCGTGTAGATGCCCATCTCTGCCATCGTGCGCGCCCAGACCGCCCGGTCCTTCATCGAGCCGGACGTCAGGTAGCGCGTGTCGAACTCCACGAAGAGCGGGCCTGAACCATCGAGCACGAACTCGTCCAGCCGCTCGATCCACAGCTCGTGCCACGGCGCGAGCGTGTGCTTCAGATGCGCGCCGAAGAACGCCTCGGACGACGCGAACGTCGCGGCCTTGTCCGAATGCCCGATCATGATCGGGAACACGTCGAAGGCACGACAGATTTCCTCGACCTGGAAGCGGCGCGTCTCGAGGTGCTGCGAATCCACGCCGGACATCGCGATCTGTTCGTACTTGAAACCACCGTCAAGGATGGCCGTGCCGAGCCGCTTGTTCGCCGAGAACGCCGCCCAGCTCGACCGCAGCCGGTCGATGGCCTCTGGCGACATGTTGGCCTGCGTCGTCAGGATGCCTGCCGGCCGCCCGCCGTTTGCGAACAGGCTGGCCTGCGTAGATTCCGCTGCCACCGACAGCCCGATTGCATTGCGCGCGAGATTCAGGGCGTCTAGCCCCTCGACGTCTTCCCACTGCCAGTTGGGCAGGTGAAAGACATCGCTCGGTCCGAACACGCCGACCGGTCCATACTCGTCCCAGATTCGATACTCGAACAGGTAGCGACCGACCTTTCGGATGTCGAAGAAGCCGGGCCGTACCGGGATCAGCTCGCGCACACGGTTGCCGACGCGCACCTTGACCGCCACCGCGTTGCCTGTCAGCGCCGCGTGCATGGTCATCATGCGACGGAACTCGAACGAGGTCTGCCACTCGTTCGGCCGCCTGTTGAGCAGCCGATACTCGGGAATGTTCGTCGCAAGCTCGCGCGTGCCATCGCGCTTCTCGCGGAACACATGCAGCTTCGGCGTGGCGCACCCGTTGGCAATCACGCGCACGCACGCCATGACCGTCGCGACTTGCATGGCCTGCGTCGACGTGACCGGCATCATGCCCGCGCTTTGCAGCCCACCATCAAGGCGCGCGATCACGTCCTCAAACGGCCGCGGCTGCGGCGCCGACTTGAATCCGACAGCGCCGGCAATGCGGCTTAGAACGCCCATCAGAGCACCAGCATCTCGGCGGCTTCAAGGTAAGACCGAGGCTCGCCAGCCTCTTCCGCCACGCTCACCGAAACCGCCATTGCCAAAGCCACCATGCCGTCAATCCTTCCGTGGCTCTTGGCCTTCGACAGTTTACGGTTGCCGGCAGGGTCCATCTGCACCGTCGCGTTTGCCGCGCACATGCTCAGAACAGGGTGCTTACCGTGCTTCAGTTTGCGGCTCAGGATCGCCGCCTCGAGATCGCGCAGCGCGGGCGACATGGATTGAAACCCTTGCCCCATCGGCTCGAAGACAGCGTCGATCGTTTCGTCTGACATGCCGGCCTTCGCCAGCCACGGGCGAAGATGCCGGAAGTTCCAGCGGTCAAATGCAATCTTGCGAACGTCATGCTCGCTGATGAACCCCGCCAGCCACTCCGCGACCCACTGATAATCCACCGTGGGGCCAGGGCTTGTTTCCAGAAACCCCTGATCCCGCCACAGGTCGTAAGGCACCCGATCCGCCCGCGCCTTCTCCGCCAGCCCGTCGCCCGGAAGCCAGAAGGTCGGATGCGTGTGCAGCGTCTCGCCCTCGACCCCCACCGCCACAAAGGCGGTCAGGTCGCGCACCTCAGACAGGTCCAGCCCGGCGTATACCGGCAGGCCGTCGAGCGGCTTCGGAGCGTCCCCGCATGTCTCCCACACCGTCCGCGTGATGAACGGCGACGACACCTCGACCCGCTGGTTCAGGATCAGGTTGCGGTACTCCGCCTCACGACTCGGCATCCGGCGCGCGTCTTCCGCCATCGCCATCGTCTCGACCGCGTTCTGAAAGTCCCCGAACGCCGGGTTAGCCGCACGCACCGCTTCTTCGCTGAACGGGTCCGCGTTCTCGGGCGCGGCGTACAGCGACACCACGACGCGCGGATCGTTCCCTTTCAGCGCGTCGTCGATCAGCACCGACAGAAGGTCGGCATCGGTCGGCGCCTGCGTCGAAATGATGACCGACAACGGGCTTTCTTGCGCGCCCGTCGCGGTCTCCAGCGCCTCGTACAACTCCGAGCGAGGCCCCTTCACCTGTCCCAATTCGTCGTGGATCGTCAGCACCGGCGACAAGCCGTATGCCGTCGAGGCTTCCGCCGATAGCGCCCGGTAAAGCGTCCCCAACTCCGGGCAAACCAGTTGCTTGGCCGTGTCCCGCACCGTCACGACCGCGCTCAGGTCGGGCGACATGCGCACGATCTTCGCGGCAAGGGAGAACAGGATCGCCGCCTGGTCCCTCGACTGCGCCGCGCTGAAGAGCTGCGAGTTCGCCCGCGCTTCCGGCCCGCACAAGTGCAGGAGCGTGATGAAGGCCGACAGCGCCGTCTTGCCGTTCTTCCGCCCGAAGCTCAGGATCGCCCGCCGCGTACCAGCCGGGTTGTCGTAGATCTTCCGCAGCTCGTCGCGCTGCCACTCTCGCAGCCGCACCGGCTTGCCAACGTCCCGCCCTTCGGGCACGCGGCAGTACGCCTCGATCCACGCGATGTTGCGCTCGGCGCGGGTCATCACTCCCAAGGGCGCTTGACCGTCGTTCGCCGCGACTTCTCACCGCCGGCACCGCGCGCCGAGTAGCTCGCCTGCTGGCTCAACCGCATCGCTGCCGCCATAGCCTTCAGCGCTGCCGTCTCTTTTGCCTGCATTGACAGCAGCTCGCGCATCTCCGCAACGTCCAGCTCTTCTCGCGCTGCCGTCGCGTCGATCAGCTGCGACACCCGACGCGCCGTAACCGTGTGGCGGCACCACTGACGAAGCAGAGGCCAGGTCTCGCGCGGGAACCAGTCGGCCGGCATCGCCTCGACCGTCTCGACCCACACGTCGCTTTCTTCCGGTGTCAGATCGAGCGGCGCATCAGGCCTGCGCACCAGCGCAACAGCGCCGCCGCCAAAGCCCTCGGCCTCGATCGCCGCTATGCTTTTTCGTCCGCGCGTACCCATGTTGAACCTTGCCGATTATGAAAAGTTGGCTGCCCCCGCCGGTCCCCTGCCAGCCCCTCTAGACTTTCGACCACCCCCCCCCGGGCTTTTTCACGCGACCGGCCATCCATCAGGCCCGACCACGCATCTCAGCTTGCGTCCCTGCGCCTCGGCCGCCTCGGCCTTGGTCTTGTCGTTGTGGCAAGCGGTGCAGATGGACTGAAGGTTGTCGAGGTCGTCCGTTCCGCCACTGGCCTTAGGCGTGATGTGGTCGACTTGGGTGGCGGTCTTGTATCGTCCGTGAGTGAGGCAGGGCTGGCAGAGGTGTAGGTCACGAGCGAGAACTGCGGCTCGACGTTTTACCCATGCAGCGCCATAGCCTCTTTCGTGGCGTGTCTGTGTGTGGTTCCATCGGTGGCCGGGCACAGTCGGCCTCCTGCGTGAAGGCCCCAGCGCCTCGCTATACTGGGGATGGCGAACGGCCCCTGAGGGGCGCGCGGGGGATGAATGCGAGGCGCTGGGATGGAATGCTTGCGCACCGGCCCCTAGATGCAGGTCAGGCGTGCGGGCCTGACGGGGGACCGGTGCGGGCGACCGACCGCCGCGCGTGGGGCAGGTGCGATCTTGCGCGGATGATAGACGCAACGCAGGATTGTGGCAACGGGAAATCATTCCGCCGCCTTCACGTCCAGCGGATCGACCTTCACCCGCACGACCTGCCCGAACAATTCCGTTTCCGCTTCGATCATCGGATGCAGGTCCGCCGCGCTTTCCACGATGCGCCGGAAGCGCAGGAGCGTGTCGGCAAACGGCCCGCTGATCGGGCGAATGATCTGCCCGCGCCGGTATTCGGCAAGCTCGGCGCGGGTGCTGTTCTCGACGGCCAGCATTGCGGCGCGATAGGACCGGTCAATGTCCGTGCGAAAGGCGGCAAGGGCTTCCTCGTCGTCGCGGCGCAGAGGGTGCATGGTGCGCGCCAGGTGCTTCACCGGCTGGCCGTGGTGCAGGTCGTGGAATTGAGCGTCGGTAAGCTCGAGGAAGGCGTAGTTGGGCAAGTATGGGTCAACGATCACGTCCGGACGGCGGCGCTTGCCCTGCCGCTTCAGCGTGACCTTGCGGGCGATCCAGCACGGGATGCCGCGCGCCGCCAACGCCTCGCCCACTTCAAGCTCGCGTCCGGTCGTGATGTAGGCCAGCCATGTCGTCATTTTCGCTCGCGCCTCTCTCTTATTCTAACGTTGCTATCTCTTCTTCTCTACCGTCTCGCTGGTTGGAAAGGGTCTGTTGAGAAGGCATAAGACGACCAGCCCCGGCGATTTGCCGAGGTTGGTCCTTATGCCTCCGCGATCTCGCTGGCCGGAGCCGGGCTGCCGCTTTGGCCCTGCCGTGGCTTGCATCTGCCCGGACAGGTTGACCGCTACTTGCGAAGGCGATGCTGCCTCCGGGGGTCGCGCTTCGGTCTTTCAGACTGCGCTTTGCCTTGACCCCGCCCCGTGGTGGGCTGTTCCTTCCTGGTGCCACCGTCGTCATCGCTGGAACCGTCCACCAGAAAGACCCCGCTGACATGGCGCGCGGGGAACGCCTGTGCGTCATGCCTCGCCCCGCTCCTTCCATCCGAACAACTCCTTGCGCCACTCCTGCATCATCTGGCCGACATGGCGGCGCAGGTGCTCGTCGTCTCCCGTGCGCTTCTTGATCTCGGCCCGCAGAGCATCATCGAAATCCGCCCGGCCCTCGGCCCGCGTGAAGTCGTAGCCTTCCGGACGAACCGCGGCCTTGATGTCGCGAACAACGTCGCCCTGCCTGCTCACGCCCGAACCCCTCGCAGATGCAGCGCCACGGCCCGCAGGCCCGCGCTGACGTGCATGTCGTTGAAGTCGCCAATCTCGGGCGGCATGACCCATGTCCGGCCCGTGCGCGCGGCATAGAACTCGCCGGTGCCCTTGCCGTGGAGCTGCTCAAGCGGCTTGTCGTGGTCCGCCGCGATGATGCTGCCCTTGAGTCCCTCGGCCACCACAGCCACATTCGCCGCCGAGAAGGCGCAAAGGACCGTCGCAGGACGCCCCAGGAGCCGCAGGGCGGCCCGGACGCTGAGCGCGGTGGCGATGCCCTCGCAGACCCATGTCTCGCGCCCTGTGGCGATCCTGTGGGCCGCGCCGCGCATCGGGGCAGCCTTCATGTTCAGCTTGTCGCCCTCGGCGTCGATCAACTGCACCGTGACGACTTGCCCGCCGATCCGTCCGGGGATGACGAGGAACGGTCCCGTCATCTGGCCGATGTGGTGGCGCATGCCATCGAAGGTCTCACCATCCGGCACGAAGTCTTCCGGGTGATCGAGGACAAGGCCAAGCTCGTCGGGGAAGCCCTTCCGAGCGAGGTAAGGATGCGTTTCCGTCCGCGCGGCCTTCACCATGCACCCGGCGGCTGCTGTAGCGGCCCCTTGCGCATAACGAGCCTGCCGATCGGCCTCGGGGTCCCGGCGCGGTGCACGGGCGTCCTGCGCGCCCGCAAGGCCGTTCGCGGTGAACCGCTGCTCGGCGTGGGTGATCCAGTTAAACGCGATGCCGCCGGTCATGTCGGAGAAGATCAGCACGCGGCCCGCGCCGTTGCCCTTGCCCTTGCCCTGCGCCGGGCAGGACACCCACGCGCCGGGCTTCGTGCGCCGGGGGGCGATGATGCCCACGGCAGTGCAGGCGTCGTGCATGGCGGCCTCAAGGCTCATACCGCCCTCCGCGCGTTGTTCTTGCGGAAACGCTTCACCTCACGGTCAATCAGCGCATAGGCGTTCGGATCGCAGGACTGCGGGATCGGCATGTCATACCAGCCGAACGGCAGCTTCGATGTCGGGTAGATGTCGCGGAACACGCCATAGGCCCACTTCCGCGCGCCCTCCTCGCCCTTCCGGCTTCGCTCTCCGGTGTAGGCCAGAGCCGCAAGCCACACGGTCTTTGGGTTGCTGAGACATTCAGCCCGCAGGCCGGGCCGCGCTTCCATCGCCGCCGCGATCTGGAACTCCTGCATTTCGCCGTCCACCGCATGAACGCCAGACCGCGCGGGCTTCTCCCACCCGCAGGCCATGCATGTGTTGCCCCTGAGCGCGCCCGAGCATTCCGGGCACACGACCTTCTTGCGCTCCACCTGGTTCCGCTCGCGAGGCTTGCTGTCGTGCCGGCTGGCCTTGTCGAGTTCGCCCGCGCCGTTGTCCCACACGTCGAACATGTCCAGCGCAAACCGCTCAAGGTTGCCGCTGTGGTCCAGCCAAATCGCCCGCTTGCCCTCGCCATGCGGCCGCATCACGCGGCCGATCTCCTGCATGTGGCTCGACAGGCTCTTGCGGTAGGGGCGGCAGGAAATCCCGCACTGGACGTCCGTCACGTCGAACCCGCGCGTGAGAACGCCGCAGGAGACGAGACCGTGGATCATGCTGTCGGCGCGGCGGAACTCCTCGATCTTCTGCCGCCGCTCGGCGTCGTCCTTGTCCATGTAGCTGATCTGTTGGAAGTTGAAGCCAGCCGCGCCGAACGCCGCGCACAACTCCCGGCCATGCTCGACCGTCGCCGCGAACACGATCGTCTTCACCGGCCCGCCGAAATGCTCCTGCGTCTTCGCGACCCATTCCGACACCACGTCGCCCACGATGCGGATGCCCGCCGCCGTCGCGCTGGCGTCCGAAAATTCGCCGTAGCTGTTGATGCCAAGCTCGGCGTCTTCCGGCGACCTCGCGACGAACATCTTTGGCTCGACAAGGTGCCCCTCGTTAATGAGGCTCCGCGTTGTGCGGACGTTCACGGCCCGGTCCCAATCGTCGGCCATTCCCTTGGTGAACGGGGTAGCCGTCAGCCCGACTTTCACGCACTCGGGCAGGGACGCCATGAAGCGCATCGTCGCCGCGAACCGCACGTGACACTCGTCGTAGCAGATCAGGCTCGGCGTCCTGGGCAGGCTGCGCTTGGCGAGCGTCTGGATAGAACAGACCTGCACGTTCGTGTGCGGCTCCCAGCGGGGGTGATCCGCCTGCACCACCCCGTGCCGAATGCCGTAGGCGTCGAGCGTGGCGCTCGTCTGGTCCACCAGCGACACACGATCCACGAGGAACAGCGCATAGCTGCCCTTGCGGTCTGCCTCGCGAAGCAGGTGCGAGGCGATCACGGTCTTGCCTGCCCCCGTCGGCGCCACCAGCACTTGCCGTCTCATGCCCTGCCGAATGCCGTCACGCAGAGCCTCAATGGCCTCTGCCTGATAGTCCCGCAGGACAAGGGCTTTCGGGGGCGTGAAGGTCAGCATGAGGCGGCCTCCGCCCACAGGCCGACTTGCAGCGGAGCGCCGTCACGGGCCTTCACGACCTCTCCCATAATCCCGGTTCCAGGAAAAAGGTCGTCCAGCGTGTCGCCGGGTTGATAGTTCAACCCGTCCAACACCCACTCGCAAAACTTCCACGGCTTCGCGCCGGGCAAGCCCTTGCGGAGCGCGATGTTGCAAATCAGGTGGTCGCGCCACGTCCCTTGCTCGCGCGTCCGCTTTCGGCCGCCGCAGAACAGCACGGGTTCCCATGTCCACGCGCGCAAGACGTTCGGCTTGAACGAGGCAAAAGGTTTCACCCACGCTGCGATCCGCACGTCAGTCGGACACATAGGAAGGATCGTCCGAAGTGACGGCTCGTGAAGGCTCAGAAACCAGCCGTCCACATACTCGTCGCACAGCCGAGCAATGAGCCGCTGATGTTCTGCCGGATCGTCCCAGATCATGGCTTCTGGGTGCCGGTCAGCATGCAGCTTTGCGAGCCCAAGGTATGGCGGATCGGCGTAAGCAAACCTCATGCCGTGTAAAGCTCCCGATACGCTTCCCGCTCTGCCGTCTCCCGGTCCTCGCCGCCCATGTATTCGCGGATCGCAGCGCGCTCCTCGAAGGCGTCGGCAAGGTGCCAGGTCTCGTGCAGGAGCGCCGATTTCCGCCGCGGATCGCGCAGCCATTCCAGCGCCGCGTCGGACAGCCGCCCGCGACGGATCGTCAGCCGCCATTCGTTGCGGATGACCTCGCCGCCGTTGGCGCGGATGCGGTCGAGGATCGGGGTCACAGCTGGATTTCCTGCGCTGCGAGGGCGGCGCGCGCAGCGTCACGTTCCCCTTCCGCCTTCTTCAGCCGGTATTCCATGCTTTTGATCTGGCGCATCAGCTCATTCATGCGCCCCTTGGCGGTGTCGCGCTCAGTCATCGCCCGGCCCAAGGCCGCTCCTCGGTCCGTGTCCAAGGCTTGGTTCAAGCGCATTTTCAGATCGGCAATGTCGCCAGTCTGCTTTAGAATGCGCTTCTTCTGCTCATCGACCTGAAGTCTCAGCCCTACCCAATCGTCCTCCTGCGCCTGCGGCGTCAGGCGGCGAAATTCCGCGCGCAGCTTCGCGTTCGGGTCGAGCTCCTCCGCTACTATCGCGGCGACAGCTATGGACGCCTCTTGCGCTTTGGCCTCAGCTTCCGCTGCGGCTGTCGCAGCCTTCTCTGCCATGGCTTCTGCCGCCCTTCGCTCTTCTTCGTCGACCGCTTCCGCCGCAATGCGCCGGGCTTCTTCCTCCGCTGCGCGCTTGGCATCGGCCTCGAGCCGGGCCTCTTCTGCGGCAACCTCCTTGAGCCTCATTTCTTCTTCGGCTCGAGCCTTCATTTCGGCAGCGCGCAAAGCGTGTTCGCGCTCGGCCTCGATCTCTTTCCATTTGGCGTAGATGCCACGCACCGTCCGGGCGCCGCCGGCAGCGCGCGCTTCGGCAAACTGGTCGGCATTCGCGGCAGCCCACATGGCAGCCGCCCGCTCGTGCGGCTCCACCTGAATGGCAAGTTGCCATTCAAGCATCCATGCCGAAAATTCCTTGTCTGACGGGAAGATAGACCTTCCCTCATTCAGAGCGCGCCCATAGTCGAGCCAGCCCTCAATCGCTTCCTGCTCGCCAATGGCGACCCTCCTCAACGCTTGCGCAGCGTTGTCCGCGAGGATACCGAGACGCATCGCATTCTCGTTGTGACCGCGCGCGTTCATTCGCAGCCCTCCGTGACCGAAGCGATCTCTTCTTCACTCCAGCCGTTTCCGCGAAGAAATTCGACTTGCTCGGCCAGCCGCTTGGCGCGAGCCCTGCGCAGTGCGGGAAGAAGCTCCTCCTGCGTCAGCATCGCCATTGCATCGGTGAATTCAAAGGTGCTGGCGTTCAGGTTTTTCGCCAAACGCGATATCTTCTCCTCATCGACCCAGAACCCGGGCAGAACCGCGGTGATGGAGTCGAAATGCAGCATCACCTGAACGGTGACCCAGAATTGCAGCTTCTCGCGCGCCACTTCTGGGTCAATGCGAAAGAACTCGCGGGACTGATGCACGCGCTCACCCTTGAGGTCGTCATGCACGAGTCTCTCAAGATCAACGCAGTCGCACGTCCGCGCCTGCGCATAGACCGAGAACGGCGTCGGCACGCCCGTCTGCCACAGCTCGGCGGCCCGCACATCAACCTCACGCGACGTGCGGCCGATCTTCACGACGCCCGGCATGGCGTCATTGGTCAGAATGTAGACGTATCCGCTGCTCACGATATGCTCCCCTGAACCATGCCCCGAGCAACGTCAGCGATGTGACGCCATGCGTCGGGGTCTTGGTCGGCTACTCTCGACGCGATGAACCGCGCCTGTTCGATCTGCTGGATTGGCCCGCCGGGAACGGACACGGCATGGACGACGCACGTTCCCGAGGCCACGTCAGGGCAGCGCATGTAGGTGCCGCCGAGAAGCCACTTGTCGTCCGGGGTCGCGCCCATCTGGTGGAGGATGTCGTGCAGCGCCTTGAGGCGGTTGTCGCTGTCGCCGAGGTGGTTCATCGGCAGGCGGACGTCGGTCCAATACCAGACGCCGGGGGTGAGGGGCTTAAAGCGGCCAGCGGCGCGGGCTTCGTTCATCCGCCACCCGGCTTCGTTCGTCCATGCGGCGTAGTTCGGATGCTTCGCCTTGGCCTTGCCGCGCCCGATGTAGAGCTGGTTGACCGAGGGCGGCATGGGAAGGGTGACGGTGAAGCCGGTCATCGCCACGGCTCCTTCGGCAAGCTGATGCGGTGCATGACCCCGGCGCAGGTGCTGTATCCGGCGCTGGTCACGCGGCGCTCTTCAACGCGAATGCCTTCGCGCTCGACGGGCTGGGGCTTTGCGGCATGGGGCGCTGCGGGGCGATCCCCGCTCTCGGCGGCGGTCGCCGGGCTGTTCGCGCGATTGGCGGTCAATGAACCCGCGAGCGAGGCTTCCGCCACCGCCGTGGCATCGTGCGCTTGGTGAAGCCGCGCAGCCCTGCGCAGCCGGGAAGGACGGCGGGAGTTCATTCGGCGGCCTCGGGGGTGGGGAAATCACTACCTTCCGCCGTGCAATCGGTTGTGGTAGTGTCATCGGCGCAGGCAAGAGACCCGTCAGCGTTTTCGCCAAGAGGGGTCCGCCAATTGAAAAGCCCCATCGGGCATTCCAGACCGACTGCTTCGCAGTGCCGCTTGATCGTGGGATACCACGACGAGGGGAACACATCGCGTTCCCGAGCCAGCCGGAAAGACCGAGGCTTCACCCCAAGTTCGACGCCAAGGGCGTCAAGGTCGAGAGTGTTCAGGATATGAGTGATTGTCTGCATGTGCAGGTCATGCCATATGGTATGGCAAAACGCAAGCCATACTTTTTGCAGTCGCGCCATGAGGCATGGCAGGATACCGTCCCGGCCATGAACTCGGACGCCCCCTTCGCTGAGATAGCCGAACGCATCCGCTGGCATCGCGAGCTAGTCGCGTTGCGGCAGATCGACTACGCCAAGAAAGCCGGTATCCAGCGGTCAGCGTTGGCTAACTGGGAAAGTGGTCAGCAGCGCGTGTCTCTTGACGGCGGGCTGGCGCTGCGTCGCACATACGGGCTGTCGCTAGACTTCATATTTGAAGGCATAGCGGACACGTTGCCCATGAGCTTGCGACAAGCCTGGATCGACAGGCCCGACGACAGCGCCTCCAAGTAATCTATGGTATAGCCGGTTTGCCGCGCGGTTTCCCGCAGCAGATCAAGTCTGTCCATCGTCATCCCCCACGCGCGCCCGGTAACTGTATCTCAGGCGATGATTCCGTCAAGCGCAAGCGCCTGCCATATTCTATGTCATTTTTCTGTTGACGTGCCATAAGATATGGCGCACTGTCTCCCCATCAACACGGGAGAGACCCATGAAAATGAAGACCCTGCGGATCGCGCTCGAAAAGCCCTACTCCGCCCCCGGCCCGAACAACCGCTACATCGCCACGCTCGAAGTGGACTGGAACAACACCGAGATGAAGGTGCAGCTTCCGGACGAGACGTGCGCCCGCGTCCTTGCGCTCTGCGACGAGGACATCGCGGCGGGCGCTCAGGTCCAGATCAACGAGTTCGTCAACGCGGCGCTTGCAGCTTCCGAGACGGCGCTGATCGAAGGCGTCCGCGCATGACCCGGCTCACTTACACCGAAGCCATGCGTGTCGCCGCCGATCCGGCTGCGGCCCGCCCGGTCGAACTGATCGAAGCCGCCCGCGTTCTGCGGAACGCGGTGGACGAGACCCCCGCCGCGCTGGATCGCATCCGCGCCGAGATGCGGGGCCGGTCGGCCTTTGCCAGCGGCTCGGGCTCGTTTGTCTATGGGGCGCGGGTCTGATGGACGACTTCCAGACAATCGACCTTCCCCACGAAACCGGCGAGGCGGTCACGCTGACGCTGTGGTTCCGCGACGAATGGGAAGTGAACTTCGACAGCAACCGCACGGAAGCGGACTGCGTGGCGCACCGCGGCCAGATCGAGATTGGCAACTGGCGCGCCGATTTGGATCGCCCGGCGCTGCTCAAGATGATCGGCGCGGATCGGCTCAAGGCCTACGAGGACGAGCGCTCCGAAGCGCTTGAAGCGCAGGGGGTGGCGGCATGACCGGCGCTCTCCCCGAACACCGCCCCGGCTTTATGGCCTATGTCCGCCGCCAGCGCGCGGTCGCCATCCGCCGGTATCTCGACGCCGCCTTCGTCTCCGAGCGCCAGAGCGCCCGCCGCGCCGCGCTGCACTACTCACGCTTGCTCAAGGGAACACCGAAATGAACGCCTACATCGACCTTCCGCTGATTGAGCGCGTCAGCGCTGTCTTGCGCGACATGCTTGGCGAAGACTTCGACCCGGAAACCTTTTGGGACACGCTCGACGGCGAGACCGACGCTATGGACCTGATCGGGCGGCTGATCCGCGAACGGGTGGAAGCCGACGCGATGGCCGATGCCTGCAAGGAAGCCGCCGCCACCTACGCCGCCCGCAAGCAGCGCATGGAAGCCCGCGCCAAGGCCGTGAACGCCGCGCTGGGGGCGATCCTCGACGCGACGGGTGAACGTAAGGTGACGCACCCGCTTGCCACTGTCAGCCGCACCACGCCGCGCCAGAGCCTGGACGTGACCGACCCCGCCGCGATCCCGTCGCAGCTTTGCAAGCTGGTGCCGGACACATCGGCGATCAAGGCGCAACTGGAGGCCGGTGAGGCGGTGCCCGGCGCGGCGCTCGTGACCGGCGAACCCGGCGTCATGGTGCGGGTGAAGTGATGGACTGGCAGACGATCAGCGCCGAGCTTCGGAAGCCACTGGACCCAAAGCACATCAAGCCTGCCCCGCGCGGCAAGTATGGCGACTACGTGGACGGCTACCACGTCATTTCCGAGGCCAATCGGATCTTCGGGGAAGGCGGGTGGAGCTACGAAATCACGCGCCTGCAATGCGTGTCCGAGCACACCGTGGACGTGCCGAACAAGGGGCCACAATACCGCGTCGGCTACCTCTGCACGGTGAAGGTCTACGTCAACGGCTCGTCCTTCAAGGAAGGCTCCGCCGTGGGCTCGGGCGTCGGTTCGCCGAACACTATCGCGGACCACCACGAGAGCGCCGTCAAGGAAGCCGAGACGGACGCCCTCAAGCGGGCGCTGCGCAGCTACGGCAACACCTTCGGCCTCGCGCTCTATGACAAGGATCGGGAGCATGTCGGGGTCGAGCGCGCGCCGTTCGACGCTGCGGGCAACCGTGACCGGATCAAGGCGCTGATCGAAAGCGCCGCCAGCCTCGACGCCTTGGCTGATGCCTGGAAGTCGAACGCCGCGATCATCGCCGAAATCAAGGACGCCATGCCGCCGATGTTCAACGAACTGAACGCGGCGAAAGACAAGCGCAAGGCGAAACTCGCCAGCACCCAAGGGGAAGCAGCATGAGCAGCCTGAACAAGGTCCAGTTGATCGGGAATGTGGGCCGCGACCCCGAAGTTCGGACGTTCCAGAACGGCGGCAAGGTCTGCAACCTGCGGATCGCCACGTCCGAAAGCTGGAAGGATAAGCAGACCGGCGAATGGCGCGAGCGCACCGAATGGCATGCCGTCACGATCATGGCCGAGCCGCTGGCGCGCATCGCGGAGCAATACCTCCGCAAGGGGTCCAAGGTCTACGTTGAGGGCCAGCTAGAGACCCGCAAGTGGCAGGACCAATCCGGCCAGGATCGCTACACGACCGAGGTCGTGCTGCGCCCCTACGGCGGAACGCTGGTGCTGCTGAGCGGCACGGGCGACGGCGGCGGGCGGCAGGACGATGACCGCGCCAGCCAGTCGCAGGCGGCTGCGCCGGCCCGCCACGACCTTGGCGACGAGATCCCGTTCTGATGACCCGCATCATCCTCATCGGCGACACGCAGCGCGCATACGCCCGGCGGCAGATCGAAGAGGCCGAGCCGAACTCGGTCGTCACGATCAGCGCGCCGAGCCGCACAAACGCGCAGAACGCGAAGATGTGGGCCATGCTCGGCGATGTGACGCGGGCCAAGCCGGAGGGCCGCCAGTGGCCGCCCGAGACGTGGAAGGCCGCGTTCATGCATTCCCTCGGGCATCAGGTGCGGTTCGCCGAGGGATTGGACGGTTCCGGGCCGTTTCCGCTCGGCTTCCGTTCGTCGCACCTCAACGTCGCCCAGATGCGCGACCTGATTGAGGTCATCTACGAATACGGCTCCCGGCATGGCGTGGAGTGGCGCGAGACGCGCATGGGCGGGTTTGATCCCGTTCCGGACAGTGTGAGGGCGCGCGCATGAACAACGTTATCCAACTGCCGCTCACCTTTAGCTTCTCCGTCGAAACGGCGACCGCAGAGCAAGAGATAATGGCTGCAATGGTGCGCGCAATCTCTGCTGAAGCAATGCGGTTTCAAGAGGCGCGCGGAAGCAGTGCGAGGGTGCGCTTGGTTGTCGATCTCTCCCCAACGCTTCGAGCCACGATCGATGCGCCTGACGCTTGGGAAATCCAGATCATTGAGGATCTAGGGAAATGAGTGAACCGCGAAGAACGCGAAAGCAGATTGAGGCGGACTACGCCGACAATCGGATGTTTGTGCTTATAGAAAAGCTGGAATGGCTGGCCGAGAAGCACCGTGAACCTGCGTTCAACGAGGTTGCGCAGTCCCTTCGCTTGGCTCGCCCCAAACTGCGCCTCCAAATGCACCCGCATGACGTGGAGAACACGCGATGACCCGCCGCCGCTCCATGACGGCCCTGCGCCGCGCCCGCATTTTCGACGCACACGAAGGCGTCTGCCACATCTGCGGCCTCAAGATCGCCGTGGGTGACGCATGGGATGCGGAACACATCATCGCGCTTGAGATCAGCGGCGATGACAGCGACGAGAACCTGGCCCCCGCGCACAAGGATTGCCACCGGACCAAGACGGCGGACGACGCCGGGCTGATCGCCAAGGCGCGCCGCGTCCACGCGAAGCACATCGGCGCTTACCGGCCCAAGCGGAGGCTTGGCGGAAAGCGCTTCGACGGCACCCCAATTTTCCCGAGGAGAGACTGACATGGGCCTCCACAACTTCCCCGACCTGATGAGCCAGAAGGCCATCGACCGCGAGGTCCGCAACCGGCGCATTGCCGCGCTTGTCGGCGACTTCCTCGGCGCGCTGTCGCTGTTCGCGATGTTGGCGCTGGGCCTCTTTGCCGCGGCGGTGTTCGGATGAGCCCCGGATGGTGGATCATCCCCGGCTTTCTCTGCGGCTTGCTGATGTGCGCCGCCGTGCTGGCGATGGTGACGGGATGAAGTCCCTCCGCGTCCTCATCGGCTGCGAGACCTCGGGCATCGCCCGCCGCGCCTTCGCCGCGCGGGGGCACGACGTCTGGTCCTGCGACCTCGAGCCCGCCGAGGACGGCAGCAACCGCCACATCCGCTGCGACATCCGCGACGGGATCCTCGCGGAAGGCTGGGACCTCCTTGCCGTCATGCACCCGCCCTGCACGCGCCTCTGCCGCAGCGGCAGGCGCTGGATGTCCGGGCCGGGCAAGTGGACGCCGCCGAAGGCCCTGCCCACGGGCCGCTCCTGGGACGACATGCGCGCCGAGTTCGAGGAGGGCGTGAGCATCTTCCTCGCCTGCTGGGCGGCGCCGATCGACCGCGTGGCGATCGAGAACCCCGAGATGAACGACCTCGCCCGCGACCGTATGCCGGAGGACCTGCCCGCGCCGCAGATGGTGCAGCCCTTCTGGTTCGGCGAGCCCGCCTACAAGCTGACCGGCTGGTACCTGCGCGGCCTGCCGGCGCTCGCGCCCACCGATCGCCTGCCCGAGCCCGCGCGCGGGACGGCCGAGTGGAAGGCCTGGAACCGCGTCCACCGGATGCCCCCGGGACCAGAGCGCGCGCGCCTGCGCAGCCGCTCCTGGCCCGGAATGATGAACGCCGCCGCCGACCAGTGGGGCGGGTACGCACTGAAGGAGTGTGCAGCATGAAGAACCCGGCACCGATTAATCTTATCACGACGGCACAGGTCAAGGCAGCTGGCTGGTCCGCTGAAAGCCGCGACGCCGACGGCCACCTTCTCACAACGCACGCCCCGTTCGAAACGCAAGGCGAAATGCTCGATTATGTCCTTGAAGAGACCACGCGCGGGATGACCGTGACGATCTTCCCCGATCCGATCCGAAGGACCGTGAGTGCCGACAGCGACGGCTTCGCGGTTGTGAGCATCAAGCCTGCAATGTCAGGGTCGGCGAGCGCATGAACCCGCTCGCCCGCCTCTGGGCCGAGCACCAGCTCGAGCGGCTTCAGCGCCGCGAGCTGGCGCGCATGGCCGACGACATCCGCAAGCTGCAGGGCGAACTGCGACCGGCCCTTGAGCGAGCGCGTGCCGAGCGCGAGGCGCGCCTGCGCATGGATGGCCCGACGGGCTTCGTGATGGTGACGCAGAAGAGGGGACGGGGATGAGCGCAGCCCCCATAGCTCGCCGGGACGGGCGCACGGTGCCGAAACTGTCGCCACCGAAGGGACGCGTCGGGCGAACGGTGAGCAGCCATCTGACGGCGGACGACTATCGCCGGTTCTACGAACTCTGCATGGAGCGGAACGTGAGCGGGAACGAACTGATCCGGCAACTCGACCGGGAGGCGCAGCGATGACCACGATCTCGGCCGAGAACCTGACGCCCCGCATGCGCGCCGCCCTGAAAGACGCCGCCGGAGGCGCGCTCTGGCGCGTTCGTGCAGGGTGGATTCCGTTTGGCGGTAACTGCTCCACCGGCCCGTTCCACACGCAGGGCACGCTGAAGGCGCTGTGCGACCGCGGCCTCATGGAGATCCGCTTCGACGACGCGCGGCTGACGACGGCCGGGCGGGATGTGGTGGCGAAGATGGACGAACAGCATGCCTGACCAACCCCTTTTGTTCGTTGCGGGTCTCGGAAGATGCGGCACGACCATGGTCATGAACATGCTGTGGCGCGGCGGATTTCCGGTAAGCGGCCCCCCACCCGCTTTCGAGGCCGAACAGATGCGGCCCGGGCGCGTTGATGTGAACTGGCTCAGGTCTCAGGCGGGCCGCGCAGTGAAGTGGATCGACCCGAAAATCGCCCACATCTCGCGGAACGACCTACCGGTTGCGCCTGTGCTGATCGTGCTTTCGCGCGACTCACGCGAACAAGCGCGCTCGCAGCTGAAACTGCTTTCGCTGACAGGCATGCAGGTCCGGGCCAACCGTCGCACCGTTCGCGCGATGGCTAGCTCCATCTTCATCGACACGGCCTCAATGCAGATGCGGCTTTCTCATGTCGGCACCTGCCACAACATGACCTTCGAGTCGATCTTGGCTGACCCCCTGAAAACGGCGCACAAGCTCGGGCGGATCATCCGACCCACATTCGGGATCGAGCTCGATGTCCATACAGCCGCGTCAGTGGTTCGCCGCCGTTCCGCACGGTGCGCCCCCGACCTATCGGTGGAGATGAGCTATCATGCCTGACCGCGTCCAGCTGCGCCGCACGAAGGGTTGGCGGATGCCGCCGAACACCGTGAAGGTCGACCGCACGACCCGCTGGGGCAACCCTTATCAGGGGCAGGGAACCGGCGCCGATCGCGCGCACCTGGTCCGCCTTTTCCGCGACTACCTGACGTGGCCCGAGCAGGCCGACAAGGTCGCCGCGGCGAAGCGGGAGCTGCGCGGCAAGAACCTTGCCTGCTGGTGCCCGCCGGGCGAGCCCTGCCATGCAGACGTCTGGCTTGAGGTGGCGAACGGACGACCGTCGTCACCTTCCTCCCGCCGCGCTGCCCGGACTGCGGCCGCAAGCCCGAAGAGGGGCATCAGGGATGGTGCGCGCATGGCTGAGCATGACCCGGCGCGCATCCTGCAACCGCTGATCGCTATCGGAGCGAAGCCAGCGCCGATCCCGCACGGGTTCGCAGAACCCGTCGCCGGCCACGTGCAGGGTGAGTGGAAAGGTCTTTTCTATATCGCCCCGGCGGGGCAAGATGGCTATGTCCACCTGTCGCTGTCTCGGAGCAACGGCGCACGCGTGACGCAGAAAGATGCTGCGCGGTTCTTCGCCAAGTGGGGAGTGACACCGCACGGCGAGCGCGAAGACCTACCACGCGCGGCGCACTGGACCGTTCGACACGGGCGAGCGCAATGACCTCCGCGCCCCGCCATCCCTTCCGCGACGTTCCGCGCCTCGCCGTCCGCGACACGACGGCAGCCGCCATGCTCGACATGCCGGCTGCGGAGTTTCGGCGGCTGGTCGAGCGCGGGGCGCTTCCCAAACCGATCCGGATCGGCGAGCATGACCGATGGCCGGTCGCGCAGATCGAGGCGATCATCACCGGCAAGGCCGCCCTGCCAAGCGAGGACTTCGACCTGTGAAACGCCCGCCGAAACCCCGCATCGTCAAGCCCGGCCTGCAATGGCGTTGGGCGCGCGGCAAGTGGGAACCCTACCATCGCGTGACGTGGCAGGACGGCGAGAAGCGCAAGGGCCGCGAGATCAAGCTCGACTGGAAAGGCGATGCGGCCGAACTTGACCGGCTCTACTGGCTCGCCCGGGCCGGCCAGCACAAGGCGCAGGAGGCCGCGCCGCGCTACTCCTGGCGGGAATGCATCGAGGCGTGGCGCCGGGATCAGACGGTGCAGCGCGGCCTCGCCGCCTCGACCCGCGCCAGCTACCGCCGCCCGATGGATGCCATCATGGAAAAGAACGGCGCGAAGGACATGCGCCGCACGACGCGCCAGGCTGTCCGGGCCGCTCTCGACAAGCTTGCCGAAACGCCGCGAAAGGCCGCGCGCTACGCCCAGACGGTCAGCCTGCTGTGGAACTACGCCGCGCGCGAACTCGACTGGCCGCTCGGCCCGAATCCGGCAGCGGGACTCGGCTCGCACAAGCCCGCCCGTGCCTATGAACCGTGGCCCGACTGGATGGTGAAGGCGCTCGACACCGCGCCCGCAACGGTGCAGACCGCCGCGCGGCTGATCCTCGGAACCGGCCAGCGCCCGAATGCCGCGATCACGATGCGGCGCGACGCCTTCCACGGCGACTGGATGACCGTGCGAGACGAGAAGGGCGACAAGGATCTCGAGGTGTATTGCCCGCCGGCCCTGCGCGCCTATGTCGACGCCCTGCCCGTCCGCGGCGCGTTCCTGCTGGCGAAGAACCTGACGCAGCCGCTCGGCTACAGCGCCGTGGAGAAGGCGTTCCGCGCGTGGCGTGAGACGCTGGGCGAGCGGGCCGCGCCCTACTCGCTGCACGGCCTTCGGAAGCTCGCGATCATGGAGCTGGCCGAGGCTGGCGCGAGCGACGCCGAGATCCAGGCCGTGACCGGGCAGAGCGCGGCGATGGTGGCCTATTACCGGCAGAAGGCGAGCCGAAAGAGGCTCAGCCGATCGGCGCAGGAGCGGAGAGACAGAACATGAACGGAACGAGACTTGTGAACGCCGGTTGTGAGCGCGCCGGAACGAGCGCCAGAAGCGGCACCGCGCAATCTGGAAATTCGCTTGCCGTTTCAATGTGGTGCCCGAGGTCGGACTCGAACCGACACGCCTTTCGGCGGGGGATTTTGAATTGCCCGGAAATGAAGCCTCGTCAGGGGTTAGGCAGGAGGCACTCACAAGGACATAGCGCGAACGTCGCGCGAACTTGTGAACGTTCAAACACGCGGAGGGCCGCGTGATGCGCCTGTGGCCGCTCTTCAATTGGCTTTGGGGCTGGCAATACGTTCAGATGGCGAACTCTGCTACCTGCATGGTTCGGCGCGTTCGCTACACCGCTTATGGTCTGCCTTATGTGGTCTACTTCGGGGACCATTACGTCTTCTTGCACAGACCGGACGGATGGACAGTTACCCCACTGACCGAAGTTCCGCTTATCGCCTCTTCCGAAAGGACTGACCAATGACCGAGGCCGTTCTTATCCTCGCAGCCCTTGCTGCCCTGATCTACGCGGGGCGGCGGGTCTACTATCGGTTTTTCTTCAAGCAGAAGGAGTGGGATGAATGACCCGCCTAGAAGCACTGACCCCCATTAGGAGGACTGAGTGATGGAAGGATTTATTCAAGGGTGTCTGATTGTTAGCATTTTCGTGGCTATACTTGCATTGGGCCTATCCCAATGACTCGCCCCATCAAGCGTTGGGAGATGGCCCTCGCGTCGATTGCGGGCCTGACTGGTACAATCTCAGAAAGCGTCGTGGGAGTCCTGTTCATCTGGTTCCTCGTGTGGCTGCTCATCCGCGTGGAGGAACCGCGATGACCCGCCCCCTTGCCCTCGCGGCGCTCCTGGCGCTTGCGGCCTGCCACGAACCCACGGAAAGGAATGCGTGATGGACGCCCGTTTCGATCTGGAGTGGTTGCGCGAAAAAGCCCGCGACGGGGAGATCCTGGGCGTAAGCGTCCACCATCTGCCCATGTCTACCCGCGCAAAGAACCTCGCGTGGAACGCGGGGGCGCGAAACGCGCGGATGCTGGTCGAACTTGATGAGGTCGAGTTTGTGAAGCAACCTGGATGCGGGAAAAAGGCGATATCGGCAATTCGAGCGATGCGGACCGTGATCCGAACGCTGGTTGAAGAGGCCGCCCAATGACCTGCGTCATTCCCCTCCTGTTCGTCCTCATTCCCTGTCACGAGCCGACAGGGCGCATCAATTCCGGCGGCGACGGTTCGGTTCCGCACTCTCTACACGAGCCGGCGCTTGCAAACACCGAGGGGGCCGGTGGCCGGGAAGCCCCCAACACCATCATAGGCACGGACGGCGACGACTTCATCCAAGGCACGGACGGCCCTGACCTGATCGAAGGCGGTCCCGGCAATGACGTGATCTGCGGCGGGCCGTGTGACCCGGCGCTCATTGACCGTATTCAGAGGGAGGGGTGGTGATGAACCACGGCGAGCGGATCATCGGAGCGCGCGAGTGGCTGCGCCTGCCAGCTTTCCGAGCTGGCTTCCTTGAGGTGTGGAGGGGCGATCCACCCGACTATGACGCCCGACCGTCACCAGCGGAAGCCGGGCGATACGAGATGGGGCGCCAAATGGCGATATGGCTCAAGGCCGAACGTCTGGCGTCCACAAACCGCGTGCCTTCGGCGCGCTTGATTCCCCGCATGGCTGAGGAAACCGGCCTGCCCAAAGTCCTAGGAGTGAACAGATGAGCACAGGTATAGGCGCTATCTCACAGGAGCGGTGGCGTCAGGTCTTTGAAGAAGGATGGTCGCACGACCACGACGACCGCCACCTGAATGGCGAATTGGCCGTTGCCGCCGGATGCTATGCCTTCACGACAGTGATTCCGAGCAAGGGCTTGCCGGTGATGTGGCCGTTCGATGCGGCGTGGTGGAAGCCTTCCAAGGATCGGCGCGCCAATCTCGTCAAGGCGGGCGCCCTCATTGCCGCCGAAATCGAACGTCTGGACAGAGCATCCATGCGTCACGCGCTTGCCAATCCCGGCGGCGCCAATCTTCCCGAGGGAGACACCGAATGACCAAGATCGTGACCGCCTACAACCCCGACGAGTGCATCAACGAATGGGGCTGGCTTTGGTGGGTAGAGCCCGAAGCAGAGGGTGAATGGGTGCTCGTCAACACCTTCACGGACGACGACGATGCCCTCAGGACTGCCGTTATGGACCGCGACGGCATGAGCTTGGACGCGCGCGGGGAGTGGGACTCGGAGAGGCTGCGCGGCCAGCCCTACCTGTCGCTTTACGCGCCCGCTTGTGATCCCGACGCCGGGCTGCTGGTGACGATCCGCCTGCCGAACGGGGCGAGCATGGCCTACAGCGTTGCGGCGGGAGATAAGGCCGATCGGACGCGGGATGCCGTCATGGCTGCGATCAACGGGAGTATCGGCGATGAGCGCGCCTGATCGCATCGCGATGAACATGCAGCCCGAGTATCTGGAACGCTACGGCCAGACGTTCGTAACAAACGGCCACTTATACGACCACCCAGACTATTCGCGCTACCTCCTCGCCACCCCCGCGCGCGAGAAGGCCGAGGAACTGGTCGAGGCGCTGCAACGATGGCTGGACATGCAGGAAGGCGATGATGACCGCGAATTGCGGCAGCGCACATCCGCCCTCCTCGCCTCACTGGAGCCGAAGCCATGAACGCGCCTGACTGGCTGGTGAAGAAGGCGCGGAACGACATCAGCCGCATCACTGGCGTTGACTATGTGACCGCCGAGGAAGCCGCCCGCGCCGTGCTGGACCTCGTGGGGCCGGGGCGGTTGGTTTGGCGCGCGCATACGGTCGGCAGGTTCGTGAAGGAAACAACCTGGTATACCGATGGCTTCGAGATCGAGCGCAAAGAGGACGAGTTTGTCGCTCACGACATTAGCGGCAGTTTGCGCGTTGATCTTTCCCGTCACCCCACCCTCGAAGCCGCCCAAGCCGCCGCCCAAGCCCACGCGGACGAAGCCTGGTGGGAGCAGACGAACGCCGCGAAGGAGCGGGACAATGGGTGATGTGGAACACATAGCCGCCATTCGCATGTGGGCCAAGGAAGCGAGCGAGCTACAGGAGCAGCAGCTTTTGGCCGCTGCGGATGCCTACGAAGCACTCCGCGCAGAGCGTGACGCCGCGCTGGCCGAGGTCGAAAGTCTGCGGGGGCATCTGCAAGCCGTCGTGGACGCATGTGACCGTGGCAGGTTTGTTTCTGGCGGCGCCGGCGGCATGACCATTGAGGCCAACATTCGCGGCAGCACTTACGCAGGGGTGGCGGCTTGGCCGGTTGAAGAGGCGCGAACGTATCTTCAAGATAGCGCCGCCCTCACCGCTTCACCGGGTCAGGAGGGATGACCCGCCGCCTGCCGCCTGACGCGCGCGAGCCGTGGCAGATCGAGGCCGGCCGGCGCTGCCCCTGCATGGGGCACAACGAGATGTGTGGCTGTCAGAACAACGCGCCTAGCGACACGTCCCGGTCATGCGGTCATCCAGATCCGCGACCCACTGAGCCCACGGCCCTTCCGGCAGCGGCACGTCTCGAGGCATGAGCGGCCGCTGGATGCCGTAGCTGACGCACCCGGCGTCACCACTTGGCGTCGTTGTCACGCAGCCGGTCAGCAGGATCGCCGCCGCGATTGTCAGCCACTTGCTCATTGCCCTTCTCGATCCTCTCCACTGTGTCGCGCGCCGCGTCTCTCTCAGCCTCTGAGCGCCCCGCCTGACGGCTTGTCCGGTCGCGGGCACGTCCACCCACCCAGAGAGCCAGAACGCCGCCCAGCACGCCGATGAGCGCGTAGATGGGGCCAGAGCCCGGCAGGAGATCCAGAAGCTCGGTCACTTCTCGCGCCCCACGAGGCCCTTCCACCACGCCCGGGCGGCGGTTGCGCTGGCGATCAGGCCCACAAGGTAAGCGGCGACCTCCTGCACGTTGACCGGATGGATGTCGAGGTTGCCGGTGTCGGGGTCGTAGGTCGCCCAGCCCATCACGGACAGAACGAGCGCGGCACCCATGACGATCATGCCGATGCCGTAGGTCAGAAAGCGGGTCATGTGCGACCTCCTTTGCGGAACGATTGAAGCCAACCGACGAAGCGGGCGAAGAACGTGGCCGGCGCGGTGACGACAGGTATGACGGGCTCGGGCATCTTCATGCGCCGCACGCCGAGCAGCCGGTTCTTCGGGTAGAAGGCCACCGTCACCGCGTTCGACTGGTTGCCGCCGCAGACCATGTAGCCGCCCTCGGCCGGCCGCACGAAGAACGCGACGTGCCCCTGCCAGCCGTTCGGGTCGCCGCGGGAAAAGATCATCACGTCGCCAGGCTCGGCCAGTGCGGGCTTTACCGCGTCACCCCAGAGCAGGTAGCTGCGGGCATTGAGCTTGCCTGTGTGCGGCAGGCCGACGCGCTTCAGGATCGCCCCGACGAAGGCGGCGCACCATGCGGTCTCGTCATCCTTGACCCACTCGTGGCCCACGTCCGCGAACATCTGCACGATCGTCGGGTTGTGCTTGGCGCCCGGGATCTCCTTGAGCCCGATGTGCTTCGACGCCTCGTCGAGAACTGCCTTCATTGCCCGCCCTCCCGGCGCTGGTCGAAATAGCTGCGGATCAGTGCGTTCGTCGCGGCAAGTTCGGAAAAGGCGCGCTCAAGGTTGCTGCTCACGCTGGAGAGCTGCGTCACGAGGACCGCCACGTCGCGCTCGACGCTCGACCGCGCCGCCCGCTCGGCCTTGATTTCGGCCTCGGTCTGCGCGATGGCGGCGTCCTGCTCGACGTTCTTCGTGGCCTGCGCGCGAACATCGCCGCGAAGGTCGGCATACATGACACCGCACAGTGCGATCATCGGCACCGCGGTCAGGATGTTGCCGAGGCTGATCTTCGGCTCGTATCTCGGCGACGCCATCAGACGAACCACGGCCCGCTGCTGTCAGCCCCCGGCACGCTGTCAGGGTGATTGACCCCGCGCCGGATGCGCCCGCTGAAGTCCTCGAGCGCCCGATACTGCGCCATGTTCGGGGCAACGTTCGCGGTCGGTCGATACTGCGACGGGATGTTCGGATCGACGCGCGTTAGTTCGTCCTGCGCCATCAGCGTCGTGCCGCGATCCAGAAGCAGCCGCCACGCCCGACCGGCGGGCCAGACGTAGTTGCTGTTGTTCGTCAGCGTGATGTCGCTCGCGCCGAAGGTGATCCCGAGCGCGCCCTGAATGTTGACGTCGATCTTCTCGCCGCCTCCGGTGTAGGTCGTCACGCCCAGCCCCGCGATGTCCGCTCTTGCAGGAATCGTGCCGGATGCGCCGCCGCTTGTCGTGAAGGCGCCAATGTTGATGGGGTCTTGCAGTAAATCGGGCCTGTCGGGCCGAGGGTTCCGGGTATAGATGATAAACCCGCCGCCGCCTCCGGTGTCGCGGATAGAACGGATGGTGCCGTTTCGCGTGCCTTGTGTGATCGTGTCCCCGACATTGAGCGTGCCGGTCAGGCCCGTGTAGGTCAGGCCGAGCGACTCCCGGAAGAACAGCGTGTGCAGGTTGTAGGACCCGGCATAGGACGCCGCCGTCGTCGGGTTCCTGTACCAATCAAGCGGATAGGGCGCGGTCAGCGTGCCGCCAGGGGCGACGTCGCTTGCGAGCGTGCCGCGCACAACCTCCCACATCCAGCGAAGGCCGCCCATCGTCGATTGCCAGGACAGCGGCGTGCGGTCGATGCCGACCGGCGTCATCGGCACGGGCAGGTTCGGCGCCACGACGAGGCAATTCTCGACCCGGAAGGGCCAGTTGCCGACGTTCTCGAAGTAGCTCGTCACGCCCGAGGCGCCGTTCGCCGCGCTGCGGTCATCGACGATCAGGTTGTTCGCGAACAGCACGTCGGCGAATTGAAGCTGCGGGTCCGCCCCGGGGCCGGTGAAGCTCCGGGTGCCGCCCTTGAACGGACGCCAGTTGGGGTCGGCGTTGTTGAAGCTGGGCGACCTGTCCCATCGCGTGTGATCGCGGTCGGGCGTGTTGCTGGGGCCTACCGCAGGCGTGTTCGGGCGGTAGACGATCGAGTTCCGCACGGTGTAGCTCGGGTTGACGTCAAAGACCGCGATGGCCTCGTTCACCACAAGCGGCGAGATCAGGAACAGGCACTTGTCGATAAGGCAGTTTTGAAGCCGCCCGACCCTGTCACCCGACCGGAACATGCCGAAGGAGTTCTGCGCGCCCTCGATAACGGTTCCGGTCAGGATAAACTGCACCCGATCTGTGCTGCTCGGGCGGAAGCTCTGCTGGTTTGCAAGCAGGTTTTCGCGCGACAGCCCGCCGCTCCATCCGTGCCGGATGCGGAACGACGACGCACGAACGCCCCACATGATGATGTTGCCGCGCACCGAGTTGTGCGAATTCGTCGTGTAGTATTCCGGCATGGCGTCGCGAGCCATCGATCCGAGCGTCGAGTTCGGATGCGGCGTCTGCCAGCACCCGTTCATGAAGAACCCGGTCATGCGCTCGCCACCGAAGTGCATGTAGTCGCCGTTGTGGTGGTAATCGATGTCCTGAAGGACGATGTAG